ATTATATATTTGCAGTAGGTTTAACTAAATCCCCGTGATTTTAAGGCTTTATAAACATCATCCACAGAGCGAGCGACAATATAAATGCCGCCCATGCTCTCAATCATACGTTGAAATGCTTTTTGTGCTTCGCGCTGCTTTCCGGTGCGCTTTTTAACCTCAATTTCAAGACGGATGCCGCCTTTAATGATGCCGGATATATCAGCGCAGCCGACAACGCCAAATCTGATAAAACGGTTTCCGTCGAGCGTTTTTGCAACGCCGGTGTTCTGTCGCCAAATCTTCATATCGGTGCGTTGGCCGAACTCAAGCATAATTTGCGTTTGTATCGGGTGTTCTAACAACTCTGTGGATAACATTGTGGATTATTCCTCGGTTTCTGTATCTTCGTCATCATCAACCGGTTGACATTCGATTTCTTCGTAATCAAACGGAGTTTTTTCAACCTTATCGGTGACGGTTACTTTTTCCGGTGTTTTTTTGCAATTAAATTCAACAAGGATTGAATTTTCAATAATATCCAAGCAGTTTGTTGAAATAAATACGCCGTTTGTCGGTACGGTTACGTCGCCTGATAAATAACGAAATTCCATTTTATTAAATTTATCGTTGGCCGCAGATGCCGAAATGGCTTGACCGTTAATAATAGCACCGCGATTAACTTCTTGCGATACAGCCGAAAAAGCCAAATCAATAAGCTTGCGACAATGATTAACAACATTTTGCGCAATTTTAATTGTGCGTTCGTCATCATCAAGTTTTTCAATATAGCGGTTTTTGCAATCAAGCACCAATTTTACAATAACGCTTTCCAAACAATCCTTTTGTTTTTGCGTTAATTCCAAATCATCGGTAAAGAATGTTTTATTTTTCAATTCGGCTGAAATAGACGCGGCAACATCTTTCGCGATGTCGGTGTAATGATCCATATTGATGACTTCTTGAAAAATATCGTGCGTTTGTTCTAATGCAACGTTATTTTTAACATTATTTACTTCTTCGTAGTTATTTTGAATAACAGTATTTTTCATTATTTTTTACCTTTCTTTCGTGAATTTAAGACAATTTTTGCCCAAGCATACGGATTTTTATAGCCGCGCCGCTTGCCGATTTCAAGTAATTGCGAAAAAGCAAAGGCGTGTTTACGTTCTTCCGTGCGCTCTTGGCGTTTAATTTCGAGTAATTCAGCGTCAATATATTCGATTTCCTGCCGCGTTTTATTTGAATTTTCGCAACCGCAAACCGGACACGCTTTTAATTTACTCGAATAACAAGCGTAGCAATTTAAGCAAGTGCGGACAAATAATTGCTCGCCTTGGCTGTTACGCTTTTTTCTTCCCTCTAGTGACCACTCGCGGTCATCATCAGGAAAACCGTGCATTTCCACGTTCCGGACGTGATCCAAAATGATTGAATATTTTTTGCCGGAATATGGTCGCAAAACTCGTCCGGCCTGTTGCAAATAAAGGCCTAAAGATTTTGTTTTGCGTAAAAATATCGCACAACCTACAACCGGAATATCTGTTCCCTCGGATATAATATTACAGGAAGTTAAACCGTCATATCTGCCGCAGGCGAGGCCATCAATAGCATCGCGGCGGTCATAATCGGACATTGTGCCGTCAATAGATTTGAATTTAAAGCCTGCTTGGCAAAACTGTTCTGCCGTGTGCTGCGCGTGTTCAATAGTCGCACAAAATGCAATTGCAGGCATATTCGGGCAGATTTTCGCATAATGCTTGACGGCGTCACCGATAATTTGCGGCCGGTCGAGCATTTCGGCCATTTGTTTTATATCATAATCGCCGGCAATAGTTTTAAGACTATCGGAATTAAAGTCAATAGGTGGCGCAAATACGCGCGGTTGCGATAAATAACCTTGTTCAATTAAGGATCTGACCGACGGACCAAGTACTAAGGTTTCATAAACTCCACCGGATTCAATACCAAGACCTTTGCCGTCAAGCCGTTCCGGTGTGGCTGTTAATCCTAACAAATAAGCGTTTTTGTTGGCGTCCGTAATACTACGCCATTGTCCTGCAACCGCATGATGACATTCATCGGTTATTATAAATTTAAAAAAGTTTTTGTATTCGTCAAGCCTGCGGCCGAGAGTTTGAACACTTGCAACGGTACAAGGCGAATTAAAGTCAATATAATTCCGGCCAAGTTCTTTGTATTGGATCTGCGCGGCCGTCTTAATAACCGAAGCAGGCGCAATAATCTTGTGTGGAATTTGGAATTTTGCGAGCGCAAGCGCGGTTTGGCAAATAAGTTCTTGCCGGTGGACAAGTATGCAGGTATTGTTTGATTGTCTTAACGCGCCATCGGTAATATATGAAAAGATGACAGTTTTGCCTGCGCCGGTTGGTGCTTGGCCTAAAACTGCTTTATAGCCATTTGTAAACTTTTGATGTATATCGCGAATTAAGTCGCGCTGATAAGGTCTTAAATTTATCATTTATAAAAATCCTACTGCAAATCTAAACCGCATTATAAATGATGAATTTTAGATGTCAAGAAAAATATTTTAATTTTTTTTAATTTTTTTTGTTGCAATTTAATTTTTTTTGGTTTATAAATGGTACATAAGCTAATTTTTTATAGGAGAAAAACAATGCAAACATTAAACTTTACTCGCGAAAACCACGCAAAGCAATTAACTAAACTTGAGGCACTTGCGCCGGTATTTAAAAAAGCAACAATAAAATCATCATCCGGAAAAACATTGTTAGAAACCGAAGATTTTGAATATTTGAGAGATTACTGCGGTTTTTATTATAACTTCACAGCACAAATCACAACAAAATAAAGGTAAAATAATGCCAATGCAAACAATTATCAGATGTTCCGGACTTCCACACTATACCGATTGTCCACGAAAGGCGGCAGCGAAAATGCTGCTCGCCGAACTTGTGGAAGACGGCTATCAATTACACGCACTAAAAACTTCGGTCGGTGCGGCTGTCGGTACGGCCACGCACGCCGGAATTGAAACCGCATTAATGCTGCGCCAAGAGGGAAAAGACTACGAAAAGGAACTTGAAGAAGTCGCAACATTAAGCATTGAAAGCAGTATTGAAAACGGCGTTTTATGGGATTTAACAACACCGACAAAAGATATTGCAATTCGGCAGGCAATTCGGCAGGCAAAATCCGTTGTTAATGCCTTTCCGGATCTGACCGGAGTTTATATTGAGGAAGAATATAAAGCTGACCTTGGGGATAACTTTATTTTATCTGGTCATATTGATATACGCGTTGGCGATATGATACTCGATATTAAAACCGGCGCAACACGCCGCGCAAATCAAGCGCAATATGGCGGTTATTCTTTACTTTGCCGGACACACGGTAAAATTATTAAAAGACTTGGCGAAATTTACGTTCCGCGCATCGGTATAACCAAACCGCAACCGGAACCGTTATCGGTTGAATATAACGTTAATGATGCCGAGCGTTTAGCTTGGGATATTATTCAACAACAAAAACGAGATGTTATCGCATACCGCGAAAGCAAATCAGAACGAATTTGGCTTGCAAATCCAAATTCAATGATGTGTACGCCGGATTATTGTCCGGCCTATAAAACAAACTTTTGTAATTGTCAAAAAGGAGATATAAAAAATGACAGAAGAAACTAAAAAAGAATTGGCTGTAATTGAACAAAAGGCTGTTGTCGATGTTTTTAGCGACATCAATGTTTTTCAAAACGCACAACGGATATGCAAATCGCTTGTAATGAGTGATATTGTACCGGAAGCATATCGCGGCGAGGGTAAATTGCCAAACGCGATGATTGCGCTTGAAATGGCAAACCGTATGAAAATATCGCCAATCGGCGTTATGCAGAATATGCACATTATTGAGGGTAGACCTACATGGTCATCAAGTTTTATTATTTCAATGATAAATAGTAGCGGAAAATTTTCGCCTTTGCGCTTTAAATATGAGAAAATCGGCAATAAAACGGTTGAATATACATACTTCGCTTGGAATGCGGCTACCGGCAAGAAAAATAAACCGGTTACCGAAAAAGTGGCTATCGAAGATATTGCCTGCACCGCATACGCTATTGATAAAGCAACCGGCGAAATTGTTTACGGACCGAAAGTGACGCTTGAAATGGCCGTTCAAGAGGGGTGGTATAATAAAAGCGGCAGCAAGTGGAAGACAATGCCACAGTTAATGATTTCATACAGTGCCGCCGCATTTTTCGGCCGCTTATACGTTCCGGAAATAATGCAGGGAATGCACACGGACGATGAAGTTGAAGATTTTGCCGAGCCGAAAGCACCGGAAATTGTAACACCTGCACCGGCAGAAGAACCGAAAAAGAAAAAAGCACCGGTCAAAAAGGTTGAAGAACCGAAAGATGTTGAATTTGAACCGGTGGAAGATGAAGCACCGACAATCGCCGAGCCGATGAATGAAGAAGAAAAAAAAGTTGCGGCCGTGATTGAAGAAGAACCGGCAGCCGATGAAGAACCGGTTGATGCACCGTTTGTATTTGAAGAATAGGAGTGAATTTTATGAAGATTAGTGTTGAGAATTTTATGGGCTGTGCAAAAGCCGATGTTGAACTTGGCAAAGTAACATATATTGCCGGATTGAACCATCAGGGAAAAACATCGTTCATTAACGCGGTTTCGGCCGCGTTGACCGGAACGCCGGTCATTTTAGGCTTGCGTAAAACTGATTTAGGTATGCTTGTTCGTACCGGTGCTGCGACGGGGAAAGTAAGAATTGAAAACGACGACAGTTCTGTTTCAATTACATACCCGAAAGCAGAATTGCAAACAGCCGGAAGCAATCCGCCGTCAGTTTCAAAAATTGCCGCAGGCGTTGACAGTATTGTTGATTTTTCCGCAAAAGAACGCTCGGAATATATCCGCAATTTGACCGGTTGCGCACCGACAAAAGACGATCTGAAAGCATTTTTGAAAGAGCGTTACATTGAAAACGAAAAAATCGCCGATAAAGTTTGGGAAAAAATCGACCAAGACGGATTTGACGCAAGTTTGGAACGTGCAAAAGATACCGGCCGCGCATTAAAGCAACAATGGTCGATTGTTACCGGCGAAGCCTATGGTAGCCAAAAAGCTGAAACTTGGCAGCCTGCCGGTTGGACTTCAGATTTGATTGACACGTCAGAGGAAAGCCAAGCTGCAAATATTACAGGATTACAGGCTGAACTTGAAGATTTAATCAGTAGGCAGGCGATTGATGAAAATTTGCTTAATAGTTTAAAATCCGAAGTTTCTGACGAAGTTGTGGATAACTTAAACAAACAGCGTGATGTTGCATTGAAAAAATTAACGGCAGCGCGTGATAATATGCTTGAAATTTCGCAGAAAATTGGCCGTTTGCCTAATATAAATACAGACGAAAAACAAATTTGTCCGCATTGCGGTGGCAATCTATGTATCGTCCATGGCAGAATTGTTGAATATAATGGTTTAGATGATACTACAAAAGAAAAGATTAATCAGCAGCGCGAGGAACTCAAAAAAGAATATGAAAAAATAAAGCTTGATGAAGCTGATTTGGAAAAAGAATATAATAAAATCTTTTCTGAATGCAATAAAGCCGAAGAAAAATTGAAGCAATTAAAAGATTTGCAAGCAAAATCCGGAAATAATGTTACTGAACGCGATATTGATTTGAAACGCGAGGAACTTCGGAAAGCAAACGAAGGGTTGACCGCATTTAAAGCCGCCAAAGAAGCAAAACGCTTGGCAACAAACATTAAAGAAAACCAAGTTATTATTGACGCTTTGGATATGTCCGGCATTCGTAAAAATTCAATGCTTAGAGGATTAAGTATATTTAATTCTTCGCTTGATGTTATTTGCAAAGATGCAGGTTGGGGTAAAGTTTCGGTTGATGATGATTTTACAATCTTGATGAATGATCGACCGTATGTTTTATTATCTGAATCGGAAAAATTCCGCTGCGATGTAACTTTACAGCTTGCAATTGCCGATTATAATAAAGACACGACAGTTGTTATTGATGGCGCAGAATTGCTTGATTTGAATGGCAAAAACGGCTTATTAAAGGTATTATTAAACCAAAATATATTTAATGCGATTATCGGTATTATGCTTCCAAATAAGGAAAAAGCACCGAAAAATGCCGCACACGGAATTAAATCATACTGGGTTGAAAAAGGAAACTTTGAGGAGGTATAAAATGAAGAAGATTGATAAAGAATTTATAATAAACGAATATTTAACTATTGATGAATTGGCTATACGTTGGAAAAAAAATAAATTCACTATTTACAATATGAAAGATAAAAACAAAGATTTTCCAAAGCAATATAAATTCTTCGGCGGCAGAATCTTATTCAAAATAAAAGAAGTAATTGATTTTGAAGAAAAACATATAAATGTTAAATAAAATTAAATAAAATTAAAAATAGTTATTGACTTTTGTTTTTATTTATTTTATATATTATTATGTAAGCTAATTTATAGGAGTTAAAAATGACTGATAACGATAAGATTAAATTTTTCGATTTACTTTCTAAAAAATTCGAAAATTATATTAATGAGCAGGCTCGCGAAGATCAAGAGCCAATGGAATTTGACGATGAAGACGATAAAGGAAATATTGTCCGCCGTTATTTTCCAACATCTTTCCAATATAGAAAAGAATGCGCCGTTGAAGAAGTTTGTATGCAATCAGAAGATTTGCTTCCATTTGCATACGATATGTTTGAATATTTAGGTTATGTCATTTGCGACACACCTATTAGCAACAACAATCAATTTATGGAGAAATAAAATGAAGACATATAGTAATCATAAATTTAACTTAGTAGAAGACGATGATATTGTTTCAAATGCAAATAATACCGACTTTGTTTGTATCATACTTACAATGATTTGTATTCTTTTAATAATTGGATTGATAGCGTTTTCTATTTACGCCGCCAAAGCTGAAGCAAAAGCATACAGCGTACAAATGGAACAAGAATTATGCAATTTGATGGAATTTAACGGTAGCACATACCATTGTGAAAAAGGATTAAAATAATGAACCAATATACATTGATTTTAAAATACTTAAAGGACTTTGGAAGCATTACACCTTATGAGGCCTTTCGTGATTTAGGTATAACAAAACTTGCCACGCGCATTTCTGAAATGAAAAAAAACGGATATAAATTCTCTGATGAATGGGTAAACACAACTAATAGATATGGCGTTGAGGTTAGATATAAACGTTATCATCTAATAACTGAAAAAGGCGACTTGTCGCTGAAAAATAGTTTTTGGAAACGAATATTTAAATAAAAATAATTGCTTATAGGGGAATATTTATGAAAAATGAAACACGAGATTTATTATCGGTTTTAACCGAAAATAATCAGGATTTTGAATTTTATCCAACAACTCACAAAATGTTTGAAAAGGTAAAACAATATTCAATAGAACATCGTTCAATTTTAGATATTGGGTGCGGAAACGCAGGGTTAAGGAATTATTTTCCTGATTCGGATTATTTTGCTATTGAAAAATCACAAATACTTATAAACAGACTTCCGGCAGATGTTTTTGTATTGGGAACAGATTTTAATTGTTGCACATTGATTGATAAAAAGGTTGATATGATATTTTGTAATCCGCCTTATTCGGAGTTTAAGAATTGGACAATCAGAATTATCAAAGAGGGAAATTTTAGGGAAGCATTTTTGATTATTCCGCAACGTTGGCAAGATGATGCTGAAATACAGCAAGCCTTAAAAGATTCTATGACAAGATATGAAGTAATTGATTCGACAGATTTTTTAGATGCTGAAAGACAAGCTAGAGCAAAGGTTGATATAATTAAATTCACAAAGAGT